GGGTGGAGCTTCTTTCTGCTTCCATTTCCAATTCCCTTTGGTCGGGTTGCAAAGGTGCAGAGGTTCGCAGAGCGACCATTCCATTACCTCTGCAAAAGAGATGCCACTTTTCGATTCGCACACCCTAAACAATCGTCCAAACTCCCGAAGGTCAGAAGTGCTTCATGCGTGGGCGAAACCGAGAAGGTCGCAAGGTCTTTGGACGCAAGGAACTCGCAGAGTTTACCACCCTCAAACAAATATAGAACAGTCTTACTAGGTGCTTGAGCCAAGAAAAAAGAAACATAATTATTGGCTTGTATCCTCAAATGTGTTGAAATCTGTGAGGGTTCGACCTTGAAAGTGTTTCCTTTTGATGGTGCTTTTAACTCAATAAACAAGGGATATTTTTCATTGATAATTATTAAATCTGTAAACCCCGAATTAAACTTATTCTCGATCTTTTGAATAAATGTGCCTTTATCTAATTGATTTTTAATTGATAAAAAAAAGTGTTTTTCTGTCATTTACTACTTGACCTTTATGGGATAACATGGGATAACAGTTGATATAGTTTATTATAAGGAAAATATAGAATGAGACAAGTAATCAAAAACAACGATCAGAATTGGTTCTTAAGTGCTTTATACTTTCTTGAGACAATGAGAGAAGAGCAACAAGAAACAAAAGAATACGTTCAATATAATTATAGGAAGGAAAGTTATGAAAGCTATACTAATTAATCCACAACATGAATATATTCATTTAGTGGATTTTGATGGAGACTATAAAAACATTTACAAACTTTTAGATTGCAAAATGTTCGAGTGTGTTTATCCATTCAAAAATGAAGACACTGTCTATATAGATGAAGAGGGTTTATTAAAGGAAAGTAATTATGCTTTCACTATTAAATTCGATAACTTAGTAGATGGAGAAGGTAAAGCAGTGATCCAAACTTTATTGGGAAACGCATTAATCTTAGGTTCAGATGATCAAGGAGAAACAGTAGACTGCAAAACTCTTCATAGTGAAATCAGAACTCTAATTTCTTTTAAAGGTAAAGTAGCAATTTCAGAAGAGGATAGAGGTTTTTCTGTCATGCCTTTTGATATTGCAGAAGCATTAAAAAACACAGAAGGGAACGCATAATGAAAAAGATGCACAAAGCTAAACAAAGGTCTAACCAACACAAAAGAAAAAACAGTCCGAAATCAAGCCACTATAACGGACTACAAGTTGGGAAGAAAAGTGGTGGTAATTTTGGAGCAAGTTTATTTAAAAAGTAGAAAGGAAGTTTTATGGGTTTAGATATGTACTTAAGAGGAGAGCACTATAATTCAGAGCACTCTAACGATGGAAAGATTTCAAGAACAAAACTTGATGGAGAATATGAGATTTCTCAGTATGAAGTTGATCTTGGATATTGGAGAAAACATGCAGACTTGCATGGCTTTATTGTAAGCACATTTGCAGAAGGCGAAGATAATTGTCAAAATATAGAATTAGATGAAGATGATCTTGATAAAATTATTATGGCAATTCGTGAAGATAAACTAGTCAAAGATCATTCGGGTTTTTTCTTTGGTAATTCCACAGAGTTTGGATACTACGAAGGAAAAGAAAAAGACTATGCAATTAATTGTTTTTTAAAAGCAAAAAATTTCATTAAAGAAGGTCGAGAACAATATCGAAAATTTAAGTTATTTGTTCAACCAAGATCGGTTCATTATAAAGCATCGTGGTAATTATCAAAGTAGGACACGGATTTATTCGTGTCCTATCTTGAAAATTGCAACAACCAACGAAAGGAAAAGACATGCAGATTTCTAAACTAGAGGTAAAAAATATCTCATACTATGAGCGAGGTAGTGAAGAAACGCCTTGCTATAATGCGACAGTATATCTCAATGGTAAAAAAGCTATTGAGGTTTCAAATGATGGAAGAGGTGGTATGGATTTCCAACATCAGTATAATCTTGGAGACAATGGCATTGTTAAAGAAGCTAACGAATGGTGCATTAAAAAGTTTGGTACAAAAACCATTGCTTACAAAAGCGAAGGTAAAGATAAATCTTTTAGTGTTAACATGGACTTAGAACATGTGTGTCAAGATGCTTTATATGATTGGCTTGATAAAAAAACTCTTAAAAAAGATATGGTTAAAAGATGGTTAATTTCAGAAGATAATCAATTACACCAATATAAAAAATTACCTATCTTACCTCCTCATACAAAAGAAGGCATGGAAAATCATTTTAAAGTTTTTCTAAATAAAAACCACCCGAAGGCAAAGTGTTTAAACTTCATGACTTTTGAAGAAGCATTAAAAATATATAAGGAGCTTGGATAATGGAAGAAATCAGACCTACTTTTGGAGCAGTAGCAAAAGAACTCCAAGATTTCATTTATAATGAAATTGATGCAATAACAGAGAGTGATTGGTTTGCAGAGAAACTTGATAATAAAGTAGCAATAGCAATCGGAGAAAAAGAAACTCCTCTAAGAGTAGATGTTAACTATGTGGTTCAAAGGCTTGAAGAAATAGTAAACTCTGACCACACAGATGCAGTAGGGTTTTTAGAAGAGTTAAAAGAAAATCTTGATAACCATAAGGGGAAAAAAAATGGGTAGATATTACAATGGCGATATTGATGGCAAGTTTTGGTTTGGAGTACAAAGCAGTGATGATGCCGACTTTTTTGGAGTGCAAGGAGAACCTAGATTTTATCATTATTACTTTTGTGTAGATGATAAAAAAAATGTTCATGATGGTCTTGTACAATGTGATAGTGCATTGGGAGAATACAGAGAACTTTTAGATAAGTTTTTTGATAACCAAGATAGTTACAATGACGAAATGCTAGTTGATTATCTTAACAAGAATGTAAAAGGCAATCGTAAACATACTGAACAAGATGTTAAACATTGGTTAGAATGGTATGCAAGATTACATCTTGGAAGAAAAATTTATAAGTGCATAGAGAAACAAGGCGAGTGTGATTTTGAGGCAGAGTTATGAAAACATATGAAGTTATAGTTAAATCTACAATTTTGGAAAGACATATTGTAGAAGCAAAATCTAAAAAAGAAGCAGAAGAACTATGGGCAGAAGGTAGTGCAGATTATCAAGATGACATAGATCAATTCGATAGTGTTTGCGAAGAGGTAAGAGATGCTTAAACATTTAGATTTATGTAGTGGTATCGGTGGGTTTGCTTTTGGTTTCCAACAAGCAAATCTATCCGAGCCAATGGCATTTTGTGATACGGACAAATTCTGTCATAAAGTGCTTAATAAAAATTTTCCAGGAATTCCAATTTTTAATGATGTGAAGGAGATCGCAGATGACCCAAGAAGATTTATTTCCGAAAGACCCGATATTATCACGGGTGGTTACCCGTGCCAACCATTTTCCACAAGTGGCAAAAGAGATCCGAATGACCCTCGAAGAATCTTTCCGTTCTTGCATAGCATTGTTGAACAAACAAGACCCTCTTATTGTGTTTTCGAAAATGTGTATGGACACATCTCATTGGGACTTGACGAGGTTTTGTTTCAAATGGAAAGCATCAACTACCATACGAGGACATTTGTATTTCCGTCTAGTGCAATCGGAGCAAGACATAAAAGGGACAGACTTTGGATCGTCTGTCGAAACTTGGGCGACCCCGACAACTATGGATTCCCTTCCACCAAGAAGTGCAGAAGCAACGAAGAAATTGCAACAGACACACAGAAAAGGTCGCAAAAGACCGAGCAATTTGAGGGAGCAAGTCGATCCGAAGACAATGGAAATGTATCCAACTCCAACAACGAAGGGATACGGACACGCATCAGAGGGACAGACCATGATGTTCAGAAGGAAAGTGGAGAAGGGCGAACTGACGGAAGCAGAAGCTCAAGCCATGATGAACGGAGTAACTTTGAGACCACCAAGAATGGAAGAGTGGAAATTTCCGACACCAAATTCGGGACTGAAGAAACACAGTTACAACGGCAACAATCAATATTACGAGAAAAGATTGAAGGACGGCAGACAAATCGATCTGACACACAAGATTTATCAGATAGAGGGAGATGCAAGACTAAATTGCGATTGGGTGGAATGGTTGATGGGGTATCCTATTGGTTGGACGAACCTAGAGAAGTCCCAAGAATCACAATCAATCAACCCGACAGAGCCAACAGACTAAAGGCTTTGGGAAATGCAATCGTTCCTTTCAATGCAAAATTAATTGGATTAGCAATCAAGAAGGAGATTGAAAATGGGGGAGTATGAGTGTTGGGATTGCGATAAAAAATTCCATTTAGACGAACCACCATATGATGGTCGAGAAATTTGTTATGAATGTAGAGAGGAAGAAAAGAATGAAAAACAAAGAACTTAAAATAATTCATGATGTTTTAGATGATTATGCCGACATAGTTTTTAATGATCAAGACGATTATAGCGAAGAAACTATAGTGGGTGTAACGGAAGCATTAAGAATAATTAAAATAGAAATCGAAAAAGCAACTCCAATCCCTAAAAACCCGTTGACTGAATATGAAAATGGTTGGCGATTTATTGTTTGGATTGGTGGTGTTGATGACTACTACAAGAACTTTAGTAGAGCACAAATGGATTATTATAATTGGGTTAAAAAAGGTTATGATGATGTTGTTCTTACAGAAATACAAAAAGATGGATCTGAAAAGATTTTACGAGATCAAAATAAAGTTTGGTTGACAGTAAAGGATTAGATGATCTATGTTTAAAATGCACGAAGCAATATCGGGAGTTGCTATTTGCCCAAGTTGGAGAGAGTTTTTTTCCCCCCACTTTCTCCAACAACTTTATATTCACCATCAATAAATGCAGAAGGGTGATTTTTCCTAATTTCAGAAAGTCTAGCTACAATCTCTTCACGAGAAAGTTTATCTAAATTATGAGTTACATTTGTTTCCCTACGATCAATCGCAAGACCACCGAGTGCAGACCTTATCTTCTCTGCGTTCACGGCTGCAGAAAACTGACCAGATTCCTCTGCACCTTTGGAGAGATCTGCAAACCTTTTCATCTGACCAGTCAAAGTTACTCCATATCGTCTCTCACGAGTTTCTCGAAGATCTTTGATATGCTCGTTTACCAATGGAAAATCTTTACCATTAAGAAGAAGACTTGCAGTCTTACGAGCTTGTCCTTCAGAATAACCTGCTTGTCGAGCACATTCCGAGTTAGAATTTGTACCTTCTACAATAAGTTTTGCAAAAGTTTTTTGTCTATTAGTCAATGGCATGAGCATATAGTAGTGTTTCTCCCATATTTTATCAATAAAAAAAGGAAAAAAAATGACGCGGTCGGCTTTGAAGTGTAGAAAGTGTAACCAAAGTGTAGAAAGAACCTCTAGTACTACCAAGGGTTACAGAGTGTTTTCTACGTTTCTACACTTTCTACACCTATTTTTAAAAAATTTTATCAAACAAAAAAATATGAGGAGAACTCTATGTATAAGCAGAGGAACATCATTTTGAAATACCAAGATAAAGAAAAGTGCACCAGGTGCCGTGTTGCTATGAAGAAAATAGCATTAACCTTTAAGAATAACAAAGTGCTCGAAGTACATAAGTGTCCGACTTGTGAGTATAAGAGATATAAGGAAGAAAAAAGTTATTATGCCTCTTGACTTATCGTATCCCATGCATTACTTATATATATGTAGTAATAATTATTATAGGAGATATTATGGGAGCTACTAAAAGACTTTGGGAAGACATGATCGAAAACGAAGTTGACGATTTTGTTGATGGCATCATACCCAAAGAAAAGTTAAGTGATGATGCCAAAGAAATGTATCACTTTGATGATGCGGATACATCTTACAAATCTTTAAATGTTCGTGTTTCTGTTTACGAGCAAATAAAAAGATTATCCAAAAAGGATAACAGAACTATTAATGCAACAGTTGCTTTAATGGTTAAAGAAACTTTAAAAAATAGAAGGAGAGAAAATGCCTAAAGCAAATATGAAAATTTATACGACTACTGACTTCGATCAGTTTAAGTATATAGCAGGTAATCGAGACGTAGTAGATGCTCATGTTAAGAGTTTATCAGAGCAAATAACTATAAAAGATTTTCAGATACCTATAATAGTAAATGAGAAGATGGAAGTATGTGAAGGTCAACATAGACTTGAAGCATATAAAACTTTGAAGATTCCTATTACTTATATAATAAAGGAAGGCCTGGATATTTTTGATATTAGAAAGTTAAACTCTGTATCAAGAAAATGGACTATGGAAGAGTATTTAATGAGCCATGTAAAACTAGGTAATAGAGATTATGAAACTCTTGAATGGTTTCATAGGCATTATGAGTTTAGTATTTCTGACTCTATTTCTATGTTAAATAATAAAGGTTATCATACGGGTAGTGACTTAAAGGACTTCAAGACGGGAGAATTCAAAGTTGTTGATTTGGAATGGGCGAAAGATACGGCTGCTAAGATCATGCAAGTTGGAGAATATTTTCCTTATTGGAAGAAAAGAACTTTTGTTGGTGCTATGATCTCTGGACTAAAAGACTCATCTTTTGTGTGGAAAATTTTTGAAGCAAGACTTAAAAATCATTCTTCTAAACTCAAGAATCAAGGTAGTCGTAATGATTTCATTTTGAATATTGAGCGACTATATAATCATAATACCTCTGCCGAAAAGAAAATTAGGTTGCAAGTATATGGAACTCGATAATACTAACTTCCCTCTGAAGACCGAACCTTACGATCATCAGAGGGAGGCACTACGACTAAGCTATGACAAAGAAAACTTTGCATACTTCATGGAGATGGGGTGTGGTAAATCAAAAGTTTTGATTGATAATATGGCTTGGTTGTATTGGAACACAAAGATTGATACGGCTATCATTGTAGCACCGAAAGGTGTTTATACTAATTGGAAGAACAATGAACTACCTGCACATCTATCTGACGACATATCATCAAAGGTATATATTTGGAAAGCTAATCTCACAAAACGAGAAACTATGGAGTTAAAAAACTCCGTGGGTGGGGAAGCAAGGAGAGTGCTTAGAATACTACTAATCAATGTAGAGGCTTTTGCGACTAAAAAAATATTTAAGTTTCTTGATACCTTTATTCACAGAAGTAATTTCTTAATAGCCGTTGATGAATCAACAACAATTAAAAATATCAAAGCTAAGAGAACCAAGGCTTTGATAAAATTTGCTGAACGAGCCAAGTATAAAAGAATACTTACGGGTGCTCCAATAACAAAATCTCCGTTGGATTTATACTCACAGTTTTCATTCATGAGTCCAAAGCTATTGAACTTTTGTTCTTTTTGGTCTTTTCAAGGACGATATGCCGTGATTAAAAACGTCAAGATGGGGTCACATCAATTCAATCAAATTGTAGGTTATAAAAATTTGGAAGAATTAAAGAAAAAGATCGATCCTTATTCGTACCGAGTTACGAAAGAAGAGGCACTTGATCTACCTCCAAAAACATATGTTACACGACAAGTTGACATGACAATGGAACAAGAAAGATACTATCAAAGTATCAAAAAAACATCAGTAGCATTACTTGAAGGTGGAGACATGGTTACTGCACCCGAAGTTATGACAAGGCTTCTGCGATTGCAGCAGTTGCTTTGTGGTTACCTTGTTACTGACGAAGGCGAAGTAAAACACATACCAAACAATAGGTTATCGACATTACTTGAAGTAATAGAAGAGATGGAAGGTAAAGTTATTATATGGTCTAGGTTTCGACATGACATCATGAAAATTTGCAGTAGCTTAAAAGGTGTGTATGGACAAGATTCCACAGTGTCTTACTTTGGCGATACAACTATGGCACAAAGAGACGAGGCAATAGCCAGGTTTCAGAACCCGACAGATCCCACAAGGTTCTTTGTTAGTAATGCACAAACGGGTGGTATGGGAATAACTCTTCATGCCGCGACAAATGTAATCTACTACTCCAACGATTTTAATTTGGAGTCTCGTGTTCAATCAGAAGATAGAGCTCATAGAGTTGGTCAACATAATCCCGTGTTGTATGTGGATTTAGTTTGTCCCAACACAGTTGATGTGCATATCGTTAAGACATTAGTAAATAAAAATAAATTAGCAAACATAACATTAGGAGAAAGGGTGTTGGAATGGCTGAAGGTCTAAAGGGAAGGACAAAATATTACATCTACGACAAAAATAAAAATAAATTAATCAGAGAAACTTATATCGAGAAAGAAGCAAAGCGATATGAAGAGTCTGGATATATAGTTAAACATAGGACAAAGAGGATAAAAAATGACTAAATTAAGAGGCGAGAAGATTGTAGGTAATGCAGGTGAGAACTTAGTTGTTCTTAAATTATCCATGCTTGGTTATGCAGCTTCAACTGTAAAACAAGATGGTGTTGATATTGCCGTGGTTGGTGGTGCAGGATTAAAGGTAGCACAACGAGTGGAAGTGAAGACAGTATTACAGAGCGATGATATGAGAAGATATAATTTTACCGTATCAAAAGGAGCCGACAAAAGATGCTATACTCGAAAGGACTGTGATATTATAGCTTTAGCGGCACTTGATATTTATGCTCGTTCAACCTCTAGCACTGCGGCAGTTTTATTTTTTCCCGTGGAATCTTTCACGAGTGTTAAATCATTAACTCTTACTCAAAATGATTTTTTACAACCATCAGAGAAGAATGAATGGAAGTCTGTGCTAAATTATAGCCAAGATATGATGGCAGAGATTCTTAAAATGGCTAAACTTAAGAGAGAATATAAAATATATGAGAAAGTATAAGATTTTATGCTTGACGTATGTGATTTAAAAATGGTAGAACAAAGGTTCATACTGAAAGTTCGGGTAGGGAGTTCTCCTTTTTTTCCTTTCGCTAATATGGTTATCCCTACCCATTCTTTTAAAGGAGTAATAAATGGACACAGATAAATGGAAGTCAATAGCAGTACCGATTGAAACTTGGAAGAAGCTCAATCAATTAGCCACAGAAAATTTTAGAACTGTGGGTGGTACAATAACTTATTTGACACAAAAAGAATACGAGTCTAAAAAACTCGTTGACGAGAAGGTATAATAAGATAAACTATATCTTCGATTAACCGCCGAAGGGCATAAACTTTAACGTAGAAGGAGAGAACGATGAGTGATGTGTATTCACTATTTGAGAAAGAGGCTGCTGACCCTCAAGCATTTAATAAAGTCAGAGAAGGCGACACTAAAGATTTGTCGTCTTTAATTCGAAGATCTGTTGAGTTAGATCAACATATCAAAGATACCGAAGCACAACTTAAAGACCTTCAACAAAAGAAAAGATCTGTAGATGAGGAAGATATTCCATCATTAATGCAGACTATGGGTGTTGAAAGTCTGACAGTTGATGGTAGCAAAGTTACTATAGATAAGTATGTTTCTGCTAGAATACCCGAAACAAAGAAGCAAGAGGCTTTCCAATACTTAAGAAGTATTGGCGAAGGCGATCTTATCAAGAACGAAGTTATCGTGAGCTTCAGTATGGGTCAAGATAATCAAGCTGGTTCTATAGTTGCAGACCTTGAGAATAAAGGTTTCGCACCTGTAAAAAAACAGCATGTTCATCCAATGACTTTAAAAACCTGGATAAAAAATAGAATTGATAACGGCAAAGATGTTGACTTTGATCTATTTGGTGTTTATCAGGGAAATCGTGCTAAAATAAAAGGGGGTCAATAATGAACCAAGTTGCACAGAAAAAGGCTACAGAAGTGGTAGTATCAGAGTTAGATAAAATGTTACAAGCTGACGCTGGTATTGGTCTTGAGAATATCACTACGGAAGATATGCAGATACCTTTTATAAGGATTATCCAAGCATTATCTCCACAACTACAGAAGGACGATCCTCTGTATATTAAGGGCGCTGAACAAGGCGACATCTTCAATACTGTTACACAAGAAGTGTTTAAGCAAGATGAAGGTATCCTTGTTGTTCCAGCTTTCTTCGAGAAGAAATTCTTGGAATTTGCACTACGATCAAGTGGTGGTGGTTTTGTTAGAGAACTATCATCAGATGATAAGGACATAGCTCTTACTACCCGCGAAGGTAGTATCGAAATGTTACCAAGTGGTAATGAGTTAGTTCGAGCACACCAACATCTAGTGATTGCAAAATCTGATCTTGATGGTTCGTTTGCACCGAGTGTTCTTGACATGAAAAAAACACAATTAAAAGTGTCTCGAAGATGGAATACTTTAAAGAATAGTGCTAGATTACCAAGTGGCATGTTAATGCCAATTTACGGAACGGCTTGGAACTTAACCACTGTCTTGGAAGCTAACGATCAAGGTAAATGGTTTAATTATAAGTTGGATCGTGTGACCGACATTACACCAGATATAGAAAAGATGATGCTTGAAGCTCGTATGATGTATCAAAGTGTAAGTAAGGGCGAAGTCAAAATGGCTGCTGCTTCTGCTGATGAAATAGTAGAGAAAGAAGACGTACCCTTTTAATTAAACTAGCCGTGTAGGTATCCTCCATCTACACGGCTTTTTATTTTTTGGAGAGAAGAGTGAATTTAACAGAAGAATTATTACTTGCGTTTGAAGGCTTTGACGGAGCACACGGACAGACGGAAGTTTCAAATCAGAGAATGAACGGCAAACAAAAAGCCAAATCATTTATCGTAAGAAATCCATTAACATTAGAACTTATGCAAGGACATATAGACGGCAAAAAAGGTGTCGGTGCTATACCTATTAATGCAGAAAACAAATGTAAGTTTGGTGCATTAGATATAGATGAGTATCCTTTAGATCATAAAAAGCTAGTCGATAAATTAGATCAGTTAAAAGTACCGTGTATCGTGTGCCGTAGTAAATCTGGTGGTGCACATATATTCTTTTTCTTTACAGAGTGGATGGAAGCTGCCGATTTCAGAGATAAATCTGCCGAGATAGCAGCTGCATTAGGTCATGGACGTTGTGAAATATTCCCAAAGCAAGAGCAGGTGTTGGTGGAGCGAGGAGATGTAGGCAATTTTATAAACCTACCATACTTTGATTCTGAACAGACTTTGCGATATGCCTATTGGAAAGAGAGTCGTGTATATATAGAAGCGACTCTTGAAGAATTTATAAAAAGAATACATAAAATAAAATGTGATCCTAAAAAGTTTATGGAATTATCTGTGGGGGGTAAACCAAATCTGTTCCCAGGTTATGTCCCGTGCCTTAAATCACTATTGAGCATGGGTATATTTGAAGGTGGCAGAAACAAGGCAGCTTTCCAACTTGGGGTTTTCTTGCAGAAGTCATCTCCAAATGATTGGAAGATGCAGTTGGAGCACTTGAATGTAAAACATTTTACTCCACCTTTACCAGCATCAGAGATAGTGACAGTCCAATCTACATTAGAGAAGAAAGAATATCAGTATCTATGTAAAGAAGAACCCATGTCATCACATTGTAATCAAAGTGTATGTCGTGGATTGAAGTATGGTATTGGTGCAACATCAATGCCTGCTATTAGTGGACTATCTGTGATTCTATCAGAGCCTAGACTTTGGTTCTTGGATATTGATGGCAGAAGACTTGAGTTGACAACAGAAGAACTACAAGCACCGAGGCTATTTCAGAGAGCATGTATGGAGCAGTTGAACTTTATGCCACCAAAGATGAAGGATGCAGATTGGGAAGTACAAGTCAATGGTCTGCTTGAGAACTGCAATGAGATAGCCGTGCCACAAGAACTGACATACAAGGGACAATTTCTATCATATTTAGAAGTTTTTTGCACCGGCAGAGTACAAGCACAAAGTTTCGAAGAAGTTGTGATTGGTAAACCATATACAGATGTGGAAGACTCAAGAACTTTTTTTAAGTTAGATGCTTTGATGGAGTTTTTGAGGAACAGAAAGTTTGATAACTACACAAGAGCACAAGTACAAGAGAGATTGAAAGAGATTAACAATGGAGACAGTTCGTTAGTTAAAAAATTTCAGAACTCACAAGGCAAGTGGAAGTCTGTAAGAGTCTGGTGGATACCAGAGTTTGGTGGAGAAGTAGAGATTAAACCAATTACAATAGCAGAAGAGGAAGTACCGTTTTGACACAGACAACAATATTCGGACCACCTGGGACAGGTAAGACCACAACATTAATAGGAATAGTTAAAGATCATTTAGCGGGTGGAGTTGATCCTAAGAAGGTTGGTTTTATGTCGTTCAGTAGAAAAGCTGCAACAGAAGCAAAAACTCGAACTGCAAAAGATTTGAACTTAACTTCAAACGACATGATATATTTCAGAACATTACACTCACTTGCTTTTAGTTGGCTTGGCTTAAGTACATCAGAAGTTATGTCGGGTCGTGACTATAATGAATTAGGTGCACTCGTAGGTCTAGATTTTAGAACCACACAGACAGTTAATATGGAAGAAGGTGCACTATTTAATATTGGTGCGGGTGGCGACAAGTATATGTCTTTAATACAGTATGCAAGAGTTAAGCAAGTTGACTTAGAGGAGGAGTTTTATAAAGGTTGGGATCGTGATTTAAACATACAACAACTGCTGGTGTTAGATAAGGCTTTCAAAGATTACAAAAGATCAAAAGGAAAATATGATTTTATTGATATGATTGAAAAGTTTATTTGGCGAGGTACATCTCCTGATTTTCATTTGCTTATCATAGACGAAGCACAAGACTTGGCTCCGTTGCAATGGAAGATGGTTAAAGACGTTCTTGTCCCTAATTCAAGTTACGTTTATTACGCGGGAGATGACGATCAAGCTATATATTCTTGGATGGGTGTTGATGTAAAACATTTTTTAAATGCTAGTGAAGATAAAATTATTTTAAATAAATCATATCGTGTCCCCGAACATCCTTTTGCTTTTGCAAAAGGATTGACCGAACAAATAACGGAACGAGAACACAAAGAATGGGAACCAACTAAGGAAAAAGGTTTTGTTACATGGCATAATGATATTCTTGATGTAGACATGAGAGAGGGCGAGTGGTTGATTCTCACAAGAACTAATTACATAGCTAATAAAGTTTGTCAGAAACTACGAGAAGAAGGCTATATATTCTGGAGAGAAGGCGAAGGATGGTCTGTATCTATCAATGTATTGGTGGCAATAGAGGTGTGGATAAAATTACAACGAGGATCAACAGTACCCGCAGATCTGCTTAAACCTTTCTCAAAACTTATTGATCCTAAATATATACAAAGATCGGGTAGAAGAATTATGCACTCTTTACCAGACGATGAGGAATGGGATTTGACAAGTCTTAAAAGAATATGTGGCTTTGAGGCAAATAACTTTGTAACATGGCAAAACGTCTTAAAAATATCTGAACAAGTTGCTGCATACATAGTATCTGTACGAAGGAGAGGCGAGAAGATTCTCTCGGCTGATCCTAGAATCCGTGTATCTACAATTCATAGAGCAAAAGGTGGAGAAGCAGATAATGTAGCATTGTTGCTAGACTCAACGAAGGCATGTGTAGAGAGTGAAGATCAAGATGCCGAGAAAAGAGTTTGGTATGTGGGTGTAACTAGAGCAAAGAGCGAGTTACATATAATAGTAAAGTCTGGACAATATGGATTTGAGTTATGAAAAAAGACAGAAAACACTTTTTAGATCAAGCAGAGAAACTAATCAATGGTCCGAGAGCCAAAGAGTATGGACCTGCTAAATTTAATCATGAAAGAATAGCCAAGATATGGTCTGTTATATTGGCAAGGGAAGTTACTGCACAAGAAGTTGTGGCTTGTATGGTTGGTGTTAAACTAGCCAGACTAGCAGAAACGATAGAACACGATGACAGCTGGATTGACATAATAGGTTATGCTGCGTTAGGTGGAGAAATTATTAATGAAAAGTGACCAATACCATTTATTGGAACAAGACATAAAAGATGTAGCATGGGGTAATATTGATTCAGATTGGACACCACCTGAAACTATACCCGATTTATCGCAGTATGACACGATAGCTATTGACTTAGAAACAAGAGATGAGAATCTTTTGAGACTAGGACCTGGTTGGTGTAGGAACGATGGACATATTATAGGTGTTGCTGTAGCGGCTGGAGAAAGTTCTTGGTATTTCCCTATAGGGCATACAGTAGGTAACATGCCGAGAAGACCTGTGTTTCAATGGCTTACTAAATTATGTAGCGACACAACCAAAACTTTCGTGTTCCATAATGCGTTGTACGATCTAGGNTGGTTACGAGCCGAAGGTATAGAAGTAAAAGGCAAGATAAGAGATACAATGGTAGCAGCACCATTGTTAAATGAGAATAGAAGATATTACAACCTTAACTCTTTGGCTGGCGATTATCTTAAGACGTACAAAGATGAGAAAATGCTACGAAGTGCAGCAGAAGAATTTGGTGTAGATCCCAAATCTGGTATGTGGAAACTTCCACCTCGTTATGTTGGTGCATATGCAGAGTATGATGCAGTTATAACTTTGAAACTGTGGGAGCATTTGAGAAAAGAAATAACTAAAGAAGAGTGCAGTGGAATCTTTGATTTAGAAACTAGACTTACACCTTTATTATTGGACATGAAAACAGAAGGTGTAAGAGTAGATATACCTAGAGCAGAATTAGTTAAGAAAGAATTAAACACTTTAGAAAAATCACTTATACAAGAGATAGTCAAGGAAACAGGTGTCACGGTTGAACCTTGGGTCGCTACATCTGTAGCAAAGGTCTTTGATGCTGTGGGACTTGCGTATTCTCGCACAGAAAAGTCCGGGGCCCCCGCGTTTACAAAACAGTTTCTTGCAAATCATCATCATCCTATTGCGAAGAAGATTATAAAAATAAGAGAGATTAATAAAGCCAATACGACTTTTATTGATACAATTCTTGAACATTCTCATAATGGTAGAATACATTGTGATTTTCATCCTTTACGTTCTGACGGTGGAGGCACTGTCACTGGTCGTTTTAGTTCTTCTAACCCTAACTTACAACAAATACCAGCAAGAGATCCATATATTAAAAAATTAATTAGAGGGTTATTTATACCAGAAGAAGGAACTAGATGGGGATCATTCGACTATGCCTCACAAGAACCAAGGTGGCTTGTTCATTATTGTGCTACTCTTACAGGTATGGATAGGCATCCACAGATAGATGATGTTGTATCTTTATATCATAAAGGCGAAGCTGACTTCCATCAGATTGTTGCAGATATAGCAGGTATACCTAGAAAACAAGCAAAGACTGTGAATCTTGGGTTGATGTATGGAATGGGCAAAGGTAAGTTAGCAAACATTCTTGATTTATCTGTAGATGAAGCAACTACTCTTCTTGATAAGTACAATGATAAAGTTCCTTTCTTAAGATCAATATCAGAGAAGACATCTAAAAAAGCATCACAAAGCGGAATCATTAGAACTTGGTTGGGTCGTAAATGTAGATTCAATATGTACGAACCTTTCTCATATCAATATAACAAAGCACTCCCTATGAAAGAAGCTATTGATGAATATGGTGGCAAGGGTAGAATTAGAAGAGCTTTTACATATAAGGCGCTGAATAGATTGATCCAAGGTTCGAGTGCCGATCAAACTAAGAAAGCAATGGTAGATTGTTATGATGCTGGTCTTACTCCCATGCTTACAGTTCATGATGAACTATGTTTTAATATTGAAAACGACAAGCAAATTAAACAAATCAAAGATATTATGTGTAATTGTATACCAGAACTTAAGATTCCCTTTGATGTGGACGCTGAAATGGGGTCAAATTGGGGAGAAGTTGGATAGTGGAGTATACAAAAACACCCACAAAACAACCTATTTCTAGGGTATAATCATAAGGCAGAGGTTTACTTTGGCTCTGTACGGGCATCCTAGAGCCTAGTTTTTTCTCACGGGTTTGCAATATGCGGTAATTTTGCCACTTTTACCATCTTTTAATGGTATGTCGGGTTGACTGTTCAAGCGTCTTGCAAAATACAAACATGTGTTAATATTTTCAAACTTTTGTGTCTGATCTATAACTTTTTCGTTAAGCATAAAGACCAGAAGAAACTCGATCATTCATTCTTAGCCTTCCAAAAGTATTCATCTGTGTCTCCAAGTCGGGTCATGTTACCATTCTCAACTTGATATTCTACTGTACTAACTTTGAAATCTGGTTTTAATGGTTCTGCTGGTGTTAATGAGTTATCATAAATTCTTGTTCTGTTATTAGGATATAAACAGAATTGCCCGTTGTCTAATTCTAATAGATTTGATGACTTGTGTTCTGCCGGTGTTTCACTAGTGGAGTAATCTATTACGTCTGGGTCTTGGTGATAGCTATCAAGAGTGCATATGTATGAACCCTTCATTTTCCCATGATCTCTGGTTAACACCTCATAGTCCATTGAACCGATGAATTGCTTACAAAGAGCAACCACACCATAATCCATACAATTCCAGAATTGAAGATTATTAAGAGGTAGGTCGGGATCAGGAGTTTTGGCTTGAGATAAAAACGCACTAATAGGCAACTTATCAAACAAGGCACCGTAATCAGGTAAGTAAGTTTCAAAATAAAATGCTCGTCCAGGAATAGATTTACATGATACCCAGACTCCACGAACAAATTCGCCATGCCCATCTTTCAAATCCCTTAAGTATTCTCGTCTGACCCATACATCTACAGAAGGTAAGTTAGCAATTAAAGTTGACATCTATGTATAAATCAAACCTCGTCTATAACCATTGACCCTATCGTATGTTAAAGATTCTTTTCTGTTTGCGTCTCCGACATAAGATACATGAACCCAACCAGAGCTTGGACCTTTGGCTCTTTCATAACATTCTAATATTAACTGATCGTAATCCAGTGAGTTTGCAATGTATTGAGCTAGTTCTGCATTACCAACACCAGGTATTTCTATATCCGCCGCCTGCCCTTTACAATGTTGACTCGTGTTCTTTGAGCCAATGGCTCGACATAAAGCTGCACTGCGATACCCAGAATTAATCATTATTGGTTTGCCAAAGTTTTCACGGATAGGCTCAAGAACTTTTTCACATAGTGTCATCATAGCAACTACATGATTATTGTCTGGCATATTTTCTATGCCTTTTCTTTCTGCCGTTTGTGATTTAACAAACTCTGTTATTGTAAAGTGTGATGATAATCTACTCATCCCGTTCTCCTAGCTATATCTAAATTTTTCAAAATATCATCTGGACTACTACCTAAAAAAGAAGGATTAGTTCGTGTTGCAGCGTTTGGCTGTATCGATGCAGTTTGAGTCATTTCTGGTGAAACAGAAAAAGAAGGTGGTGCTGGTGCAGTTGCTACATTAACTGGTGTAGAATTAGGTAGTTTTGTTGGTAATTGATTACCTAAACCAAATAAACTAGACACTTCATCTTGTTGCTCTGGCTCTTTTCTTAATGACATACCTCTTCTCATGGCTCTTAAAATATTTATTTCACCTCTTGGCACATAAATATTTTTTTTGTTCTTAGCATCGATTAATTTTTGATTGCTTGGCTGGAAAGGAATATATCTATCTGAAAGAATTGATTGAGTTTCTTCTTTACCTAACTGTGCATCTTTCATAACTTTTCTAATCTCTGACATGGTCAAACCTAAAGTCTGCAAGTCATCTATGGCAACTGCATAATTTCTAAAAGTTTTAAGTCTAGCATCATCTGCTCTTTGATAAGCCTCCAATATCTGTTCTGGAGAAGCATCTTCAAGTCTTAAAACCTCATTAAATAGAGTAGCTGATCCAGATCTATTCTGTTTAAACTCTTGTGCTCTAAACTCTGCAAGTCTTTGAAGATCTAATGTTTGAGTATTTAAACCAGTAAAGGCTCTAAATAATTCTGCTCCTTCTTTATATGTTTTACCCGTACTTGGCTCAACTTCTCCGTCTGGAGAAAAAACACCTCTTAAAAACCTAGATTTTTCTATACCTTTAACGGGTTGAAAATTACCACCTGCAATACCAAGATCTGCACCAACTGGTATTCTCATTGGCACTCCACCTGGCACAATGGTGTTAAACATATGCAATAGGGATTTTTCAACTGCAACGCCTCGTGCATCTTGTGCTCTGTATACTTTTGCACCAGACCTTGTTCTGCCTCCTCTGCCACCCATTGCTGTAGGCAAAGAATCTTGCATGGCGGAGAAAACCATAGAGTAATCCAAGAAGGGAGTCATGTATTCACTTAAACTATCAAACATAACTTTTGTGACAACTCCACTAAAATCTTTGCTTTGTGCTTGTCCTTCTTTGTAAGAATTTAATACAGTTCTGTATCCTCTTGATAATAAATCGTAAGGATTTGTATGACTAAAATCAATAAACTCAAAGTTTCCATTGTCGTCTCTACCTACTGGTATTAACTCTGAATTTCTTTGCCAAGAAGCAGCTAATCTGTTTGCTGCTTCTAACTCTTCATCAGTAGTATCGGTTAAAGTCTGTGCCATTTTTTGTATGCCAGGTCCGACTACACCAAAAGCAGTAATACCACCCATTAGTCTTTTCATTCCTATTTCTCTGATAGACTGAACGGGACTTTCTAATTCTTTGGCAGCAACATCAAGAGTATTAAAACCAGTTCTTAATATCTCTGCGGGAAACGCTATGAAGTTACCAAGAGGAACTCCTCGTAACCCTTTAATAAACTCTGGAACAAGTTCATAGTTTGGAACTGTATTACGAACCGTATCTGCTGAAGCTCGTTTCATTGCCTCATCAAGACCTTCACCTGTTCTTTTACCTATATGCTTACCAAAAGCTGAAAGCTCCATTCTTCTTCGAGCAGCATTATCTGCAAAGTCTGTTCCTATTTTTGCTTTGGCGTTTCTTAGTTTTTGTAATTCAAAAGCGTAATTATATATTTTCCAAACGTCATCACCACCTTTATATAATCCCTCTGCGGTATCTAAAAAACGTCTACCTAAATTCATAGAACCTTTTAAGGCACTTTTACCCATACCTTTTACACCTTTTGCGTCTGGAAACTCGAATCGTCCTCCTTGTCGTTCTATAGCTTCTTCAACAGCAGCGTTCCTTGTAGATCCTCGTGCTATTTCAAAATCAGAAACAATACCATCTTGATTTAAAGCTCTTCTATCCGCTCTTAAATCTGTTGTACTATTAGGACCTCTGTATCCAAGTCCTTGACGTAAGTTAGCTTGAATCTCTCGTAGTTGAGCCGAACTACCTATGACTCCTCTGTTCTGTAGGTCTACAAGAAAATCTAAAACTTCATCAGTTAATGAAAAATCAAAACGATCATCAGCAAATTTTCTAACTGTGCCATCGCCTTTGAATTTAAGATCTCTGTCTATTAAATCTCTAAGAACTAAATCCATCGACTCAAAAAGACTAGCGTTCTTTCCAACATTTCCTTGAGCAAGAGCAAACAAAGAGGCAGATGTTACGTTTCTAACTTGTGTGATTGGAGACAAGATAGTTTTAGCGTATTGAGAAACACCTTTTAACTTAACCATCGGATAGTACAAACCTCTCGCTATATCACCCATAACAGTTGTTCTGTCATTAATGACATTACTCATAGCTTCATACATTGGTTTTGGTATAGCATAGCCATACATTTCGCCAAACACACTTTGTGCGGCAAGACCTTCAGGATCAAACCCAGACGTTGGATCTCTACCTAAAAAGGTGTACTCTAATTTACCGCCACTTCGTTGAACAGTTTCTAAAATATTTTTTACTTCGTCTTCTGCTCTTGTTCGTCCCAACTCATCTAATCTTGTTATAGGAGGAGGTATTGGCTGTCCATCTAAAGCAGCTTGTTGCCCTCTTCCTGCGTTTATTTCGTCTAGACGAACCTTAACAAGATCGTTTGTGTTAACAAATAAAGGCACTTGTTCAGAACCAGTTCGTTTAATAAGGTCGTCTGCAACTCTTTTAAAATTAGAATAGAAAGCATCTGCTGCTATAAAATTAGAAAGCTCTCCAACAGTGTGCATGTATGCTTCTTTTGGATTTCTAACTTCACCAAGTATGGTTCTAATAACTTCATTATCTACCTTAGATTTGTTCAACACAGCTGGATTAAGTCTTACAACGGGGACAGTTCGAGCAGAATATGAAGAACTTGTAGTAGAATCTTTCATTTGTTTATAATGTTTTGTAACATTATCTATGTATCTTTCAGCTTGATCTCTATTTAATTTAGGTCTTAATGGATCTTGTGTTCTTCTACCTTCTCTGTATGCAGTTATAAAATCGTCAGACACTCTAAAAGTCTCTGCGTCACCTTGCAACATTTTTTGAACATGTTTTATATCCACACCTCTACCATCAACAATTTGATCGGTTAATTCTTTTCTCATTTCTTTTGATAGTTTAAAAGTGTCATCATTAAAAATTTGATATTGCCTTGCTAGATACCCGCCATTGCTTATGTTTTCTTTAACTTGATTTATAAACTGCTGTCTGGACATCAATCCGCTGACAGAAACATCTGGTAAACTTTTAGCGGCACCAGTTTCTACAATTCTATTAGACAGATCATCAATAATATCTTTAGCTTTTCTATAAGAATCAAGTAATCTTTTTGGTGCTTCAATAGTGTCGTCTGCTGCACCCTCAAGAACATCCATAAAATTATTTATAAGTTTCTGTTTTGTAAAATCTGGAAGTTTACGATACGCTGCAAACTCTTCAGACTTCAAAGTATTTTCTATTTCGCTATCAACTTCTTTCAATGCTTGTTCGGCTAGTTTTATATCACCTTCAATGGCTGGATTAACAAGAGATTTCATTCTTGCTACGTCAACTGGTAAAAGAGATCTATATCTGAAGGCAGATAAGGTTCTTGTTACGGCTCTTTGTAATGTGTTTGACACACCGGGATCCGAGTAGTCACCTCTTAAAAACTTGTCTTCTTGTTTAACTATGGCTTCACCTGCTTTTTTAGAAGCAGCTCTCAATACTCGTGAGCCAGCTCCAGCACCTGCACCAACCCCAGCACCATATGCTGCACCCGTTGCAATTTTTCCCATGTCAAAATCTGATAGGTCTTTTCCTTGCGCTGCTTCGTCAAAAGCGGCAACACCTGCACCCAAAGTAGCACCTGGAACTGCAAGTCCAACTTCTCTTGATGTAGCAGCACCTATTTTTGCAGAAGTGCTAAGACCCGCACCAATCACTGGAGGTAAAATACCAGCAAGAATAGAACCTGTGATACCATGAGCAACGACTTTATTATATATTCTAGCAGCCGCCTTTTCTCTACCTTCTAACCCTAGAAGATCAGTAGTCGCAAAAAAAGGACCGTACCCACCTTCAAAAAAATCACCTAATGATTGTGTGCCATCTGTGGCTACAACTGCATCTACTGCACCAGCAGCCGCGAACTGTTGTGTCGCCAAGCCTAACTTCTGACTGCGACTCAAGTCTTTCATGTTTAAGGCACCCTTTGTAATCTTCATAGCTTTTAAAGATCCTGGGTCAGCTCTCATGTCTGTGCCTCGTGCTAGTTTACCAATCTTACTAAACTTTGACACGGCAGCCGCGGCTCCAAGACCTGGAACACCAAACTGAACAAGACCTTCTGTTATTTTACCAGCAGCACCCGCTGGATCAATACCATGTTTATTTCTAAAATTATTGAATCCTTGAGTTACAGCACTCGTGTAATCTGTACCTGCACCAAGATCTATGATACTTGTGACAGTTTCTGCTATGCCTTGTGGTATACCAATGGCACCCGAACCAATACCTTCTGCTATTTCTTGAACGGCTCCTTCGTCTTCTGGATTATCATAGTCGCTAGGTTCATCATTATTTGGTAAGTTTGATGTGCCAAACCTCTCTTGAACTTTTGCTTCTGCTTCTTCTTGAGAAATTTCATCTACGAAAAAATAAGATGTTCCGTCCACTATATAATTTGGCATCTATAATCCTAATATACCTTCTGATTGTAGCTTATCGAATAATTCCTTACCTTGCTTCCTTTTTGTCAAAAAGGTAATAACTTCATTAGGTAGTGAATCCAAACTCATAGCCAAGTTTGGTATTTTATCTTTAAATCTTCTAATAAATGTTACTGTGTCTTCAAATTGTTGCGTTGGATTTCCACTGTTTTTTTCTAATAATTCTTTCAATGCTTGACCTTGAACTCCAAATGATCTCTTAATTGATGGGTCTAGATCTGCATAACCTTGTGGTTCTTTCATAAAAGAATTAGGTATCATACCACTACTTGTGATTTCTTTTCTTATTTGATTGTATTCACTTAGATTTAGGGAGCCTTTATTTGTACTACTAACTAGTTCGGTTAGATATTGATCTATAAATTTGTCAGCTTTAGGAGTTCTTATGTACTGATCAACATATCCAGATTCTCCAAAAGCAATCTCTGGCTTACTAGGATCTTTTAATGTTATCTCACCCTTAAACTTAAGCATTTTAAGTACGTCTGGTTCTGCTTTTGCAAGACCTAGTCTATATGTTTTGTCTATGTTTTCTTTTGTTACTTGTAATTGTTTTTCTTTAAATCCTAAGTCTGCTGCGGCAGAAAGAACACTTTGATTCCATTTAATTTCAGTCATCTTTTGGTTAAACAAATTAGTTGCTTCTGTTTTTTTGTCCCCAACCAACTGTCTGTTAATATTTACAATGCCTTCCATCTTTTGTAATTCTAAAGTTCTTTTTGCAAGGTCTTGTGATTTTGCATCTTTTAAAAGATTATACATTGTGTTTCGTGCTTCTCTTCTATCTTCTCTTAGATCTTTGGTAAGACCCTTAACGTCTTCTCCGTAACCTTGCAGTCCTACACCAAAACCTTTTGCTATGTTTGTTATAGCATTTGGACTCTCACCTGCAGCTATAGCTAAACCAGCTTTCATCATGTTTAAAAAGATAGATGCTTTTCTGTCTTCTTCAAACTCACCTTCTAATTCTTTTGGGTCAAAACCTAATAATTTAATTGCATCATCTTGTACGTCTGCAAGAGTTGGCTCTACTCCTTTTTCTCTCATTTTTGCTACAAGAGAGTCTACATTTTGATTTAAAGTTTTTCCACCAACTTGTATATCATTTGCATCTGCAAGACCTGCTGAAACTTTTGTAAGTGCAGTTTGTACTTGATCAGTCAAATTGTTTTGTTTAGTTTTAAAACCAGACAACATGTTCACATTATTTTCTAAGCGGTTGTCTTCTGTGCCTGCTTTATCTGTGCCTTCGTTTGATATAGAAGCATCGTAGGTATCTGCACCAAAATAATCTTCATAATCATCTTCAACTACATCATTTGACATAGATTTTATTTTTCCAGTAGCTGGGTTAGGGTCGTCTACTAACAGAGCACCCGCTTTTATATTTTCTTTTTTCTCTGCTTCTCTTTTAAATTTTTCTAAAATACTCTCATTCTTTTGTTGGACGAGAGTTTTTTTATCGATTTCTGTGGTGTCAATACCTGCTTTACGATCTGGTTTAGGAGGAATCTGATTGCCATATAAATTAACTGGAATCTCAAAATTAGGATTTATTCCTGCTGGAGGTTTTTCATACAAATTACCTAGTAATGGACTAGCATTAGCAGAACTTACAAAACTAGCGTTCATAAGATTAGGACTAGAAGCCATAATACCATTAGGTTGATTGCTTCTGCCTGGTATTCTAAACATTGGTCTGTTAAGTATACTGCTCATTATCCTCTTTGACCTCCAAAGAAATTACCAAAACCACCTGCTGCTCCAACAGCTCCAAGACCCGCGATTCCTAGTCCCATCATCTGTGAACTTCTACTTGGTGGTGGTGTTGACATTCTTGAAGTTGTTTGTTGCAACGCGGGCACACCTCTGAATATATCTGACATGAAACCAATTCTCTGATAAGGCAATGCTTGTTGAGCAAGATCATTTGCCCTTTTTACATCAAAATCTTTTTGTGTTTGTCCTTGTTGCAGACCACCAATACCTAACAATGTGTTTACATCTTGAACACCCATCTGTTGTCCTAACTGCCCAAGAGCCGCGGTTTGTGTTCCCATCTGCCCGATTTGTGCACCGAGTGCACCTGTTGTTTGTCCTAACTGACCAGTAAGTTGTGCTTGTCGTAATGCTTGTGACGCTTGTTGTTGTGCTAGACCTTGTGCTTGTGCAAACCCTTGTGATCTCAACTGTGCACCAGTTCGTGCTTGTTGATCCATGACATTTCTTGAAATCTCACCTTGAGCTATACCTTGTCTGGATCCTCCAAACGCACCAGAACCTACGGCACTTGCACCTAATTGATTTTGTTGCATTGCACCTTGTCTTGCAATGTCAGATTGTGTAGCTGCAATTACATCTTCTGTATAAGGATCCATAAACTGTTGATAAGACGTTGGATCAAAACCAGCTTGTCCCGCTTGTCCTATTGCAGTTCCAATCGTGCCAAGTCCAGTGCCCACGGCTCCAATACCTTGACCTATAGCTTCACTACCTTTTTGTAAGAAAGGTTGAAAGGAACCAACGCCACCCATTGCACTTTGTATTGCTTGTTGTTGTGCGGGAGATAAGGCTGCTAACTGTTGAGCAGAAAATGGCATTGATGAGCCAGGTTCCGTAATGTTTTCTGCACTTTTAAATATATCAGCTAAAAAGTCTTCTTGAAACGGAGCAAGTCTTACGGTTTGTTCTGTAGTTTGTGTAGCCATTATGCAACCCTCTCTAGTTCAGACATCATCTCATACATTCTTGCAGCTCCGACATCTCTATCTCCACCGCCTGCTCCTCGAATTGCCTTTGCAGTCAACACGAACTCTCCATCAGAAAGTCTAGCAGGTACAGAATCACTTGTTCCAGTCCCAGGTCCGTTGACCTCGCCACCCGCGGCAGCACCCATAATACCTTTTCTTTTTGCTAGTTCTGCAAAATATTTTTGTCTGTCTTCTTTATCATCTAGATCATAACTCTCATCATCAATAAAGCCAAGTCCTAATCTTGATTCACCTTTAGGTTGTGGTCTTGATGTAAATGCTTCTTGTTTTTCTTCTCCACTAAGTGCAGCTAAACCACCAATACCACCAATCGTTGAAGCAGTAAGCATTGGATTTTCTTTTGCAAAACCTATTGCTTTGTCAAAGAAAGTTGATTCTGGAGTAGTAACGAATTTACTAATAAGAGGGTCGGTTGCAAAATCAGAAACACCCGTATTCGCACTAACAACAGAATCAGTAACTGCTGATGTTCCTACATTTGATGCTGCACTAGAAGCCGTAGGAGTAAAAAAGTTACCACCACTCGCAGCGTATCCGCCAATACCACCCATAAGTGCAGCCTTCAATGCGTCATCTGTATCAGCACCTGCCGCTAACGATCCTATTCCTGCACCTAAAGCAGATCCGAGTGCAGCAGAACCTAACGGGCCACCAATAGCAAAACCAATAGTACCACCAATAACTGGTGCGGCAGTTTTTAAAATTTTTCTAAAACTTTTAAATATTCCCATAATTTAACACTCTATCAACTATTCAGCTTTTGTTCAATACTATATCGATGCTAATGCACTTGTTGTCACTCTTGTCTTAGATAGTTCTTGTATACTTGCTACAACATGTAATCTATTGGCTGTTGCAGCTGTTACTTTTA